CCCCCGATTAATCGGGGGATTTTTTTTATCTCTACTAAATACTAGAGACTAGATACTAGTATTTGGCGGAGTACGATGCCTCAGAAGACTAACCTTAATGTAAATCCTTATTACGAGGACTTTGATGCGAATAAGAATTTCTATAAAATTCTTTTCCGTCCAGGGTATTCAATTCAAAGTAGAGAATTAACTCAAATACAGTCAATTCTCCAGAATCAAATTGAGAGCTTTGGAAAGTATGCTTTCAAGCAAGGAGATCTAGTCGTACCTGGAGAGGTTGGTCTAAACACGAAACTTGACTATGTAAAGTTATCTTCAGTTTCCGAGGTCGCTGTAAACGAAGGTAATGATATTGTTTACAGAAAGTATGATATTTCTCAACTAGTTGGACAGCAACTTAGAGGTTTAAGTTCTGGTGTTACTGCTACAATACTAGCAACAAAATTTGCTACAGAGGATTCCGCTGATACTGTATATGTAAACTATCTAAGCAGTGGAAACTCAACAACAGAATCTACTTTTAGACAGGGCGAAACTCTAGAAGTAATTGATGGAGTTAATACACCTTTAATGGTTGTTGGAACAGATGGAAGTGTCCTTCCAACTAGTATTCAAATTACAAATCCAGATACTCAAGAAGTTACATCTATTGATAGTCCAGCAATGGGTTATGCTTCTGCTGTTAAAGTGGAAGAAGGAATTTATTTTGTCAATGGATATTTTGTAAGAAATAGTACAGAACTTCTTGTAATCGATGATTATTATAATGTTCCTTCTGCTAAGGTTGGATTTAATATCCTAGAAGAAATTATCACACCAGAAGAAGACGCTAGCTTATACGATAATGCTATTGGGTCTTCAAACTACACTGCTCCTGGAGCAAATAGACTAAAAATCAGTCTATCTCTTAAAAAGTTTTCTCTAGGAGAAATTACAGATAAGAACTTTATTCAATTAATTACTGTATATAAAGGATCTGTACAAAGAAAAGTAAGTCCAACAAATTACAATCTTCTTGAGCAAACTCTTGCTAGAAGAACATTTGATGAGAGTGGCGATTATATTGTTAATGATTTTTCTGTTGATATCAGAGAATACGCACAGAGAAATGGAAACAATGGTTTATATGCTTTAGATGAATTTGAGACCTACAACGGATTGACTGCTTCAGAAGCGTCAAGAAAAATGATTGCCAGCATTGGTCCTGGTAAAGCATACATTAAAGGTTATGAAATTGTTAACAAAGAAACTAAGTACCTTGAAATTAATAAAGCAAGAGAAAGTCTAAGTAGTGACAATGTAACTCTAAAAACAAAAGGTCTTCCAACTTTCAGCATTACAAATACATTTGGTAGCATTCCTTTAAACAAGGAAGGATCAGATCTAACAGCATATCCAGATGTATTTTTATACTCAACTAATAATGATGGATCAATTGGTTTAAACAATACAGAACTCTCAACTGATCATAGACAAACTCTAAACAGAAGAGGAAAACTTTTTGATTCAAATGATGGCATCAGAACTATAACCATTCAGGTTACTAGTACAACTACACCACTTGGATCTATTACTGATGGCACTTTTGAAAATATTTTAGGAACTCTCTACTTTATTAAGGCAAGAGGAACTGGTGGGGCATCAACTTCTATTGGTTCTGTAAGATCATTAGCATACGCAACAATCAATAAACCTCTCATCAATTCAAGTGAAGCAGTTCAATTTTTAGAACTAACAATTGTTGGTCCTAAGAATGAATTAGAACTTGCTATGCTTGAATATGATACTGGAGACGTTCAGTTCAGAAGAAAGTTATTCTTAAATGAAGGAGACGCACAAGTAGATGCTAACGAACTTGGATATATTGTAGATTATAAGGATACTATTACTCCAGTTATTGGCAAAGCAAAACCAAATAATTTCTACTTACAACAAAGAGGATCTGGATTTAATTCAGATTCCGACATTGTATTGTCTAGAGGTCGTTTGCCAGAAGGAACTTCTGCTTATAATGCTGTTTTTGGATTCTCTTATTTTGATCCAGAGTTCTTTACAAAGATTATTTTAGAATCTTCTCCAGTAGAAAGTAACGCATTCCAAATCGGAAAATATGTCTATGGAATTAATAGTGCTGCTTATGGAGTTGTAGAAGGAGCAGCAAGTGGAGTTTATTCCACTGGGAAGATTCTATTCGTCAAGACTCTATCTGGCAGATTTATTTCTGGAGAAACTCTAAGAGATGAGGCTGGCAATACAGTTAAGATTGCTAAAGACAATACTATTTCACACTTCATCGTACAAAATAGAGGTCTTGGATACGCTGAAGGTGCTACAATTGTTGTTAATGGAGTTGAACTAGATTCTTCTAAAGTTGAAATCCTTCGTTCTGGGGATGGAAGCATCTATAGAGCTCAGATCAATAATAGAAATGCCCTAACAACAGAATATGCTCAGCCACCAGCAGTTAGTGTAAAACAACCAGATGGTGCTGCTGCTCCAAACTCTGGTGCGGCAATACTACCAGTTCTTTTTAGAAATTCTGTAACTACATACACACCACAGAATGTAAAGTCAATTGGATGCTATTATGGATCTGGTAACTCCAATGTCTTCACTGCTGACTTAGTAACAGATAATCAAACATTCTCTGAAATTAAATCAGTAACAGATTTTACTTTCTTTGGATCTCAGGGATATGATTTCATTGAGTCCACAAGTTTTAGTGCTGATGCTAGCTATCTTCTTCAGCAAGGTGACATAGTTCAATTCTCTGATTCAAATAATAATCTTGTTCGTGCTGTTGTACAATATGCTACAGAACAGCAAGGTTCATCTAAATCTAGAGTTTATCTAGATATTGCTCTTCCTGGTGATGTAACAAACACCAGTATTGTACGTTTGCGTCCAAAAGTACAGAATGCTAATTCAGGTACTCTAATTTTCCCAACTGGCACCAAGCAAGTTAAGCAAATTTCTGCTGGTGGTGAAGATACTAAGATCAAATACCACTTCCGCAGAGATTTTGTAGCCACAGCATCTACATCTGGCGGAACAATTACATTTGCTGCTCAACTTCCATTTGGAACTCAGAGATTTGTTTCATTTACTGAGAGCAATTTCATCGTAACAGTATTAGACCCTGGCGATGCCCCAGATATTTCAACTGGAGATATCGTGTATGTAAGTGAAGATGCTGTTGAAATTTCTTCGGCAACTGATACAACAAGTGGTTTAACATCTGGTAGTATCAGTTTACAACTTCCATCAACTTATTTTGGAACTATTCCACAAAATGGACAGTTTCCAAAATTAAAACTAACTGCTACCCTAGAAGTAATCAATGCTAAACCAAGACTAAAAACAGCAATTACAAACAAGAGAATTGTTGTATCTTCATCTGGTGATAGAGTAATTCCATTCAGAGGAACAGATTATGATAGTGAAGTGGTTGAAATTCTATCTTACTCAGATGCTTACAAGTTAAGATATGTTTATGAGGGAACTCCAACACAAGCACCAGATATTGATTCGGCAGGAAACTTAATTTCTGGAACTGATGTAACTGACAGATTTACATTTGATAATGGTCAAAGAGATACAGTATATGATGTTTCCAGAATTGTTCTAAAACCAGGATTTGAGCAAACTACTGGACAACTAGTGATTGCTTTTGATTACTTTGAGCAATCACAAGGAGACTTCTGTACTATTGATAGTTACTTACATGAGGCTGGAGTTCTGGAAGATGAAATTCCTAACTTCAATTCATCTGTACATGGAATTGTAAGTCTCAAGAATGTTATTGACTTTAGACCAAAAGTAGATACCAATGCTATTATTTCTGGTTTCCAAGATACATCTTCATTGTCTGTAAATACAGGAAGATTCGCTGGTGTTGGATCTGTATTTGCTAGTTCTCCTGCTTCTGATAGAGAACTTGAATTCACAATTTCCTTCAGTCAAATTCAATATCTTGATAGAATTGATGGTGTGTACTTGAATAAAAAAGGAGAATTCTTAATTAAAGAAGGTAATTCTTCTCTCAATCCATCAAAGCCAGATCCAGTAGATGATGCTATTCCTCTCTTCTATGCTTATATCCCAGCATATACTCAAACAAGTAAGGATGTAAGAATCACTTCTGTGGATAATCGCAGATATACAATGAGAGATATTGGTAAACTTGAGAAGCGCATTGAGCGTCTTGAGTATTACACAACTCTTAGCATCCTTGAGCAACAAGCATTGAATATGCAAGTCAAAGATGAAATTGGACTTGATAGATTTAAGAGTGGTTTCTTAGTAGATAATTTTGAAGCTCACAGAACTGGCAATCTACAGTCTGGAGATTATAAGTGTTCAATTGACAGTCAACAATCTGTTCTACGTCCACAATCAAAAGAAAACTCATTGCTTCTGAAAGAAGTAAATGTTAGGGAAGATCAAAGAGTAGTTTCTGGATATAAAAAATCTGGAGACATTGTAACTCTTCCATATTCATCTTTAGAGTTACTGGGAAATAATTTTGCTAGCAAGACGCTAAATCCAAATCCATTTGTTGTGCTTCAATATGTTGGCGAAGCGGCAATTTCTCCAAGCATTGATCAGTGGTATGATCAAAATACAGAGCCACTGATTGTCGATACAAATACAGATTTGTATAAGATCTTCTTAGCAAAAACTGATGTAAAAGAAAGTTTCTCTAGTATCCACAATTCATTTGTTGTTAACTGGGTTGGTTCTGCTCCATCATTTACGGCTATCAATTCACTTGGAGAAGTTAATAGTCAGAAGGCACAATCTTCAGTAGAAAACGCATCTGTTTCAAGTTCTTCAAATATCAACCCACAGAATAATGATATTGCTAAGGGCGTTGGCACAAAAACTGTAAGGGGCAATCTCGTATCATCTTCACTACAGTTCTTTGCCAGAAGCATTCCTATTAATTTTGTTGTCAGAAGATTGAAGCCAAACACAACCATTTCTGTGTTCTTAGATGGAAGAAATATTGGAAGATGGGTAAATCCAGACTTAAGATTTACTGGTATTGCTGGAAATTCACCTTCAGCGTTTAATGGCACTGTTACAACAGATGCTGATGGAAATGCTAGTGGATTGATTCTTCTACCAGCTGGAGCACCACCAAGAGAGAATGCTGTTTGGACTGGTGCTGTTGATACTGTTGATTATGATACAAGTGCTGAGGAATTAAAAGTTACGACAGGAGTAAAGACATTCAGATTTACTTCAAGTTCAACTGATCAAGATAAATTAACTGTTGATACTTACGCAGAAGTTAATTACTATGCTACTGGTATTCTTCCAGAGAATCCATCAGGAATTGTATCAACAAAACCAGCATTCTTTAAGGCTAATGAGGGTGTTCAAATTGTAGATAGCAATACGGACAACCCAATTAGACCAAATCCACTTGCTCAAACATTTAAAGTGGAAAACTTTGAAGGTGGATTATTCGCAACTGGTATTGATCTGTTCTTCAGTAAAAAGAGCAATAGCATTCCAGTTAAAGTATATCTGACCAATGTAGATTCGGATAAACCAGGAAAGAATATCATTCCTGGAACAGAGAAGACGCTTTCACCATATACCTACATTAGATGCTTCTCTAACGGCAATGCTTCTGTTCTCAGAGGAGAACTCATCACAGGATCTAGTTCCGCTGCTAGTGGTCCACTTTATAAAGTGATTGACAAGAATGGAATTGACCTCGTTCCTTCTTCTTCTGGTAGATTTTCATTGACAAATGAACAAGTATATACATTTGTACTAGAAAATCATAACGGAAGATCATTTAGACAAAACGAAAATCTGATAGCACCATCAGTAACACTAGCAAATGCTACTGAAAATGCTGGCATTCAATTGACAATCGCAAAAGACAGCGGAAAAGTTTCTGATATTAGAATTACAAATCCTGGTCAGAATTACGATAGTGCTGTACTAACAATTGAAAGCCCACAACTTCCTGGTGGATCTGTAGCAACTGCTCGTATTGAAGTTTCGGAAGGAAAGATTTACAACACAGAAGTATCATTGAGTGGTTTTGGATACACAGAACCACCTTCAGTGGTCGTCAAAGGCGTTGGAAATGGCGCTGGAGGGTGTGAGGTTGAGACTTTTATTGAGATTGACACACCTGCAGTTAGAATGGGTGTAGCGGTTGATCAGACAGGGGTTACCCAGTCAACTACTCCAACACATTTTGCTTTTGAACATCCAGTTTATCTACAGAATGACACAGAATATGCTTTAGCAGTTGAAACTGATTCTGTTGATTATGAAATCTGGGCATCTAGGTTAGGTGAAGTTGATATCGCAACTAGCACTGTAATCACAACACAACCATCTCTTGGTTCTGTATACAGATCACAAAACGTTGACAACTGGACAGAAGACAATTTTGAAGATATCAAATTTAAACTATACAGAGCAGAATTTGATATTACAAGATCAGCAGAACTTCTTCTTAAGAATGAGAATCTAGGATATGAATTACTAACCTCAAATCCATTCCAAACAAATGCTACTGCTAGCACGAACGCTACTTCCAAGTTGTTCAAGAACAATAATGCTATTGTTAAGGTAAATCACCGAGATCATGGATTTGAAGGATCTGGAAAATCCTATGTTTTCTATAGATCAGCGAAAGAGACTGGAGGAATTACTTCAGATGTTCTGAATAACACTCTGTTTAAAGTAAGCAATTCTGGAATTGACTCCTATAATATCACTTCGTCAATCAAGGCAGCTGGCAATTCAATTGGTGGTGGAAATCAAGTGTATGCTACTTTCAATAGAAAGTATGAAGTTCTATATCCACAAGTTCAATACTTAACATTCACTGGAACAAAAGTAGAATCTTTTGTTAAGACTACAAACGTAGTTCCAGTTGATTCAACAACTACAAATTATGTTTCATATTCACAAACAGATTATGAAAAGACTTTCCTGAATGAAGCACATTATTTTACCAATCAGAAATTAGTTGCTTCTGAAATTAACGAAACACTCAATAATCTTGGTAGATCATTAACTTATAAAGTTAACCTTTCATCAAATGTTTCTTATCTGTCTCCCGTCGTGGATCTATCCTCAGCAAGCGTTAAGTTAGTTTCAAATAGAATTGAAAGTGCTTCTGGACAAGAAAACAGATATGGAAGACGTGATCAAGTAGTTGAGTTCTATCCAATTTACAAGTTCACACTTTCTGGAACTATTGGAACACAAATTCAAAGTGATCAAACAATCAAAGGAAATACAACTAAAGCAGTTGGTTCTATCGCAAAGGTTGATGGATTTACTATCTGGGTTAGAGTTAAGACCTCTCAATTCTTCCAAAGAGGAGAAACTGTAGTTCTTGGCAACCAACTTCAGCTAACTGCTGCTACAGTTGATTCCAATCCTGTTCAAGTATTCACAGAAATTGAAGATGTCGCAACAATTGTTGCTAGAAATCCTTCCGTAATTCTTGAGACATATGACAATATCATTACTGGTAAAGCAGTTATTTGGAATAATAAAACTCAAGAACTAATCACTAGGGTTGACACGAATCCAATCAATGATGACTTCTCTGGAAGAATTCAGGATAATGTTTTATTCAATAGAAACGCTATTGTAAATGATCAGATTTCTGATATCTTCAGAGTTGGAGATTTTATTAAATATCCAAACCAACCAGATGACGAAGCAAGTTTCTTGGAAATTGCCAAGATCACATATACAAATGGTTCAGAATATGTTTCCGAAAACACATCAAAGAATAGTTCATCTGTAGCAAAATATGTGACAAAAGAAATTTCTATTAGTAGTCCAGCAACATCTATTGATGTTCATTTGACAGCAAATACTAAGGATATTTCAAATATTGAAGTTCTATATAAATTCAAGAAATCATCAAGTCAAGAAAATTTCGAAGATATTGATTGGATTTACTTCAACGAAAATGGTCAACCAGATAGTCTAGAAATCGCAACACCAGAAAATAGCATCTCAAGTATTGTCGAAAAACAATCTTCATATCAAGATCTAAAATATAGTGCTGCCGATCTTCCAGAATTTTCGACATTTGCTATTAAGATCGTAATGAAGGGAACAGATCCAGCGTATGTTCCCAAGATCCAAGATATTCGTGCTGTCGCTTCATTCTAATTTCCGCACATGAGTTACACCAAAGTCTCTGGTCACGATGGTCTCGTAAGGGATGAAAACACAGGTGCCATCATTAATGTTGACAATTCAGCGATTGATGCGAGACGTAAATCAAAACACTTGAATTCCGCGTTGGAAGACATAAATATGTTGAAGAATGAAATCTCTGAAATCAAATCACTACTTAGAGAGTTAGTAAAAAATGCCAGCAATTAACGTCGCAAGAACTGATACCTTTGAGACTCAAAGGCAGAAGATCAACCAAATTGGAGATCAAATCGCTAATATCTCTCAAGAGGGAATTATAACAGCATCATTAACTACTTCATCAATTTCTTCCGACAATACGTTATATTTCTACAACGATGGCGTCAATACAATACGCCTCAGCACAAATGCTCTTGACTTTACAAATATTGATACGATTACATCACAGAACAATAATTTAGACATTGAAACGCAAATTGTAACATTCAACAATCTTGCTGCTACAATTGATACTTCTGGAACTTCCACATTAATTTCCACCACCAAAGATAATCTAGATCTTGGTCTTGCTGTTGGATTGAATGTTGATCCACTGCTTAGATTAGATGTCAACGGAGATATCTATCTAAACAAAGCATTTGGAACTGGTTCATTTGATGGACTAAAACTATTCAATAGTGATCTATCAATATTCGAATTAGCAGATCTTGCTATTTCAACTGATGATATTGGACTTATTAAAGGTGGAACAAATGCTGGTGCTGCTACTCTATATGATCCAGCAACTCAGAGTGGTGCTAGAGTTTCTGTTTCTGTTGTCAATCAAACAACTGGTGATAAAGAAATGATTGAATATCAAGTCATTGATAAGGGATCAGACATTTATCATACGGAAATTGGCAACCTCAAGACAGGAGCAAATCAAGTTACTTATGCATTTGATTTTGATGCCAACAACAACGTCAGAGTAACATTTACTCTAGATGACAACTTGACAAGTGGTGATGTTGTAAATATTACTGTAGTCAATAACATCTTCAAGAAGTAACCATTGGAAATAAATTATAAATAACTCTATACACTATCACAGGTGATAACTATGGATCCAGCAGCACTAAAGAAAAATTTTGAAGAGCAAATTGCTACTACCGTAAAGCAAATTGCCGAACTGGAAGAAAACCTTCAGAAAGCAAAAGAGTATAAGATCAAACTACAAGGTGGTCTTGAAACTCTCGGTCTTCTAGAATCAGAAGAACCAATCGCACCTGGACCACCTGACGCACCAGAAGAATAAATACTAAATCCCTTCTTCCTAAATAGGTAAGAAGGGATTTTTTGTGTCTAATGGCATCTCCAAACTCAAGAGCTGAACTCATCACATATTGTAAGAGGCAGCTCGGTGAGCCTGTTCTACAAGTTAATATTGACGACGAACAGGTAAACAATGTTATTGACGATACCATTCAGTTCTTCCAAGAGAACTGCTACAACGGTATGGAGCGTTGCTATCTGACACACGAACTAACTGCCGACGATAAAACAAGATTTGGTACTACAGTTCAAACATCTTCAGGAACTACTAATTGGAATGAAGCAACAAACTACATTCCAGTTCCTCCACATGTTGTTGGTATCACTAAAGTCTTTGGTCTAGTCAGCAATTCAATCCGTTCTAACTTATGGGGTATTGAGTATCAGTTGTATCTGAACGATTTGTATGCGTTCGGATCACTTGATATTCTAAACTACTTCATGACAAAGCAGTATCTAGAAACTCTTGATATGGTCCTCAATAACGGATCATTCCAACAGTTCAGATATACCATGCGTCGTGATCGTTTGTATCTAGATGTAGATGCCGACTTCCTTGCTGAAGGTAAGTATCTATTGGTTGAAGCACATAGAATGATTGATCCAGAAGATGCTACTGAAATGTATAATGATATGTTTGTGAAGAAATATGCTACTGCTCTGATGAAGAAGCAGTGGGGTATGAACCTCATAAAATATAATAATGTTCAGTTGCCTGGTGGTATCACTCTAAATGGCAGACAACTATATGAAGACGCACTTATAGAGATTGAGAAGATTGAATCAGAAGTTCTCAGCAAGTACGCAATCCCACCTATGGATATGATCGGATAAAATGCCTACTAGTCCTTACTTTCCAACATACTATCAGGGTGTCACCAGCGAGCAAAACCTGTATCAGGATCTCGTTGATGAGCAGATTAAACTGTTCGGAACTGACATCTATTACATGCCAAGAACGATCCTTAAGGATAATACATTGGATGATGTTATCTATTCAAAGTATCTGGATCAGTTTCAGGTAGAAATGCTTCTACAAAACGTAGAAGGTTTTGGGGATACATCAGAATTTATCAGTAAATTTGGCATTCGTATTACTGATGAAGTAAAGTTTATTGTGTCAAGTAGAAGGTGGGATGAAGCAGAAGCACAATATACTCCAACACTAACTGTTGCTGGGAGACCAAATGAAGGGGATCTTCTTTATTTCCCACTAACAAAAGATTTGTATGAAATCAAATTTGTAGAAAGAGAAACTCCATTCTACCAGTTTGGCAAGATTCAATTCTTTATTATGACCGCAGAAATTTACGAGGTCGGAAATGACGACATCTCTACTGGTATCGCAGAGATTGACGAGATTGAAACGTTATTCAGCTCTGCTATTGCTCTCACTCTTTCTGTGGGTGGGACTGGAGATTTTACAGTCGGGGAGACAGTTACGGGGTCGAACACCACGACAACTGCCGAAGTCAAGTCTTGGGATAACACATCAAGGATCCTCCAAGTTATCAATAGGACTGGATCCTTTGACGAAGGTGAAGCATTAGTTGGCGATGATAGCGGTGCTGTCTGGGTTGTCGGTACATTTGACACTCTAAATAATACGAACAGCGACTACGATCAAAATAGAGAGATTGAAGATTCCGCTGATGAAATTATTGATTGGACTGAGAGAAATCCATTTGGTGAGTTTGGAAATTATACAGGTAGTATCTGATGCTAGGATCACATTTTTATAACGAGATCACCAGAAAGAATATTATTGCTTTTGGTACTCTATTCAACAATATCACACTAAAGAAGAAAGATCCTAGTACAGGCGATGTGCTTGAGGAAGAGAAAGTTCCTTTGGCATATGGTCCAAAGAATAAGTTTCTAACTCGTCTGGAACAGAACCCAGATGTAGGAAGAAAAGTAGCTATCACTTTACCACGTCTCTACTTTGAGATGACAGGAATTGATTACGATCCTACCCGTAAGACATCACCAATTCAAAAATACAAAGCGATTATTGCTGATAATGGTAATGAAGTCAAGGTTCAATATGTTCCTGTTCCTTATAATATGAGTTTTGAATTAGGTGTTATTGCCAAGTCACAAGATGATGCTCTCCAGATTGTAGAACAGATTCTACCATACTTCCAACCATCTTTCTCAATCACGATCAATATGATTCCAGAAATGGAAGAGAAGAGAGATGTTGCTATTGTCTTAAACAATATTGGATATGAGGATGAGTGGGATGATGACTTTATGCAGCGTAGATATATTGTCTATACTCTAAACTTTACTGCCAAGACCTACTTCTACGGTCCTTACAGTCAGTCTGACATCATCAGAAAAGCAACTATCATTGAGACTATTGGAGATCTCAACGTCAATCGTAGAACAATTGAGAGAACCTATACTCCAAAAGCACTTGAGGATCTCAACGGTGATGGAAATATTGACGCAGCAGATGACGCAATTGTAACTGCTGATGATGACTTTGGATTTAATGAAGGAATTGAATTCTTATGAGCCTTGAAGAAAACATGGAAGAAATTTTGAATATTAGTGCTGAGGTTGTTGAAGATCCTAATCCCGAAAAGAAAGAGCGTGAGAGCAACCAGGATGACCGTCAGAAAGACTATGAATATACCAGGGGTGAATTATACACCCTCATAGATCAGGGTCAGGAGGCGGTCAGAGGCGCTTTAGAGGTCGCTCAGGAGTCAGGGCACCCAAGAGCGTATGAAGTCGCTGTAGCGGCGATGAAGCACGTTGCAGACATGACTGAGAAACTACAGGATCTTCATAAGAAGATGAAGGATCTTGACGAAGAAAAGAAAGGTCCAACCAAGGTCACCAACAACGCTATGTTTGTTGGTAGCACTGCTGAGCTACAGAAGATGTTGAAGCAGATGAACGGCAACAAGAGATAAATAAAAATTAAAATGGCAATAAGATCAAAATTCGGTAATACTTTTGGTGGTCAATTTGGATCCAGATTTATATTTGTACCAAGTTCTGGACCTGACGGATATGCTTCAGTTCTGTTTGACGGACAAAGCGCCAGCGATTATATAACAACAGAATCTTCTGTTGATTTTGCTTTTGGGACTGGTGATTTCACTATAGAATTTTGGATGTATAAAATTGATAATGTACTTCTTACAAAATCTCCATTCAGTTTTAGCGATAATAGAACTCTTATAGGATTTACTTGGGACAATAAAATAACTTATTGGGATGGTTTGTATATAGAATCATCAGTGAATGCAGTTTATCCAGATAGGTGGAATCATATAGCTGTCACAAGAAATAATGGAACAGTAAACTTGTGGGTAAATGGAATTTCTAAAGCTTCTGGAGTTTCTTCCCATAATTCAGCCGCAAGATCATTTACAATTGGTTCTAACTTCCTACATGATAATAACTTTTTTGATGGTCATATCTCCAATTTAAGAATAGTAAAAGGAACAGCATTATATACATCTTCTTTTAATAGACCAAGATCACCTCTTACTAACGTAACAAATACTGTATTATTATGTTTACAAGATGACACTAGTGTAACTACCGCAATTCCAAATACAATCACACTTCAGTCATTTGGAAATCCAAGTGCAACTTCCACAAATCCATTCATAGATCCTGATGCATCTTTATATATTTCTAATGTAGAAAGTGCCGATGGTCAAGCATTAGAACCAGCATTAAAAGAATCTATTCATTATTTTGTCACTGGATGCAAAACTGATCGTATTTGGACTTCTATTAAATCTTGTTGTATTCTTTCTGGTGCCAGAACTTTATCAGGTTCTTTAATTCCATTGGTTGGAACTGCTCCAACTAATGGCAATTTCATTGGTCAAGATTATAACAGAGTAAATGGTTTAACTGGTGACGGATCAACAAAATATCTAGATACAAATAGAGCAAATAATGCAGATCCCCAAGATAATAATCATATGTCGGTTTATGTAACAGATTTTATAAATGCTGCTGGAGGAGTGATTGGTTCGAATTCTACTACAACTGGTCACAATAACATTTATCATGCTGGAGGTAATCAAATTTACTGGAGACTTCGTAATGCAGTAGCACCAAATAATCAATCCATGGGTATAGGTTTTGTTGGAGCAACTAGACCAGATGCATCAACAATGTACACTAAAACTTCAGTTCAAGCAAATACTTATACTGGATTTGTTACTGGCACTCCAACGACAGACAATATTAATGTTTTCAGAAGAGGAACATCAAATTATTGGGAAGGATCATTAACCTTCTATTCCGTTGGAACAAATTTAGATATAGATTTATATTATAATAGAGTAACTACACTAATGAATGATATATCATCAATATTACCATAAGATAAATACTTCTAAAAGTAAAAAATGGCATTAACTAAAACTACAATTTATCCTGATTCATGGACTAAAATTGGGGATAACGTTACTACTATCACATTTCAAAACCAAAGTGATACGCCCATTTTAATAGAATTGACGGCAGCAGATACGGCTCCCGCATTGAATACCCCAGGATTGGTGTATGACAGATTTGAAGGAGAACTAAAAAAATCTTTAGCAGACATGACGTATGTTTCATCTCCAGCATATGTCTGGGCGAGATCTATGACAGCATCTGCTTCTATTACGCATGAATCGACATGATATGTAAATTTATGCATAAGTAAAGAGGTATCAGAATAATGGCACAATGGAATAAGACAACCCAAGATTACAGATCACAAGATCGTTCTCTTCATGAGGTAATGATG